TTGGTAGCCATCACTCACACTTTGACTTCCCCGCACAGTCTTTTGGAAAACAGTGCATAGCCATTTTATAATGTTTATTATCATAAGCCGCTGACCATCGATCATCTTGCAACATCCAGTGGCACTGTTTTCGACTCATGGGTTGCTGGAGACTCATCTGTCCAATGTAATGATCAGTGGCTCCATCATTCCCCCACATGGAGATTACCAAAATGTATTCTCTCAAAGCCATCAGTCGTTGGCTAGATCACGCATCCGCTTAACCAAACGCTTGGCTCGGTTTGGAACCTGATCATGCCACCTCGAATCGACCATCTCGTCTGCGGCCTTATTCCAGTCCCGGGCATCAACTCCGGCCTTCATGCCTTTGAACTTGGATAGGCGAGGCCGACCCATGTTAAACATCATGTTAGCTATGACGTGCTGGCACTCTTCTGGCAGGTCATCGAAGTCATCGTACAATACTTTGCACTCGTCTATGGTTACAGCCACATCTAAGTTGAATGCCTTACGCACTCGTTCTTCAGATACCTCTGTGCCAATAGGCTGACCGAACTCTGGGTCGGACTCGGTAATGAGGTGACCGATTCCGAAAGTTGGTAAATTAAGGTGATCTAAATACACGGAATACTTACAGCCCTCGTCGTCTGCAAGCTCTTGTCTTAGTTGATCTTTGTTCATCCTGTGCCTCTCAATCGTGCAGCTAATACCTGATCTCTTGGATTAGGTATTATAGCTGCTAACGTAGCTGGGTCAGTGGTTGTATTAGGTGCGGAGGTTGACAAGGGGTCACCAACCCCCGCTTGCGCTGCCACGGGAGGAGCCGTGACTGCGGCAACTTGTTGTGGTTGTTGTACTGGTTGTGCTTGTGACACAGGCCCAAGACTATACGTCGGTCTGTTATTGTTTGTTTTAGATCCTTGAAGCTCATCTATAGCTTCCTCTTCGTCAGGAACTAACAGTGGGGATCCTCTTAATGAGTCGAAAATATCAAACAGTTTTTCTCTCGGTAACACAGGTGTAAGTCTTTTTTCTTCTTTAATGTTGGTTTCGATGTTGATTGAACGAATTAAACTTGGAGTAATTCTAAAAGGAGCAAACTCACCTCTCATTATAGCACTAAGTTCTTTGGCGCTAACCTTACCATCCTTGATTAAAGTTCGACGCACATCGCTCTCAGACATACCTAAAGCGATAGCGTCATCTATTTGCTGTTTTAACTTACCTTGTATTACTTTCAAGGTGTTATTTTGATCCACATATTTATCTATTATTTCTGCTTCGGTAGCGTCGTTTCTTTTAGCTACTGAGGAAAAGTTACCTGAAGCTTGGTTGCGTAGCTTAGAGTACCTGTTGCCTAAAAAGCCTAAAGACTTGCGACTGTTGTGTTCCATTTTTCTAAAGCCAGTTACTAAAGCCAAAGCTTCATCTTCTGTAAAATACTGTTCACCGTATGGCCCCGGTTCTCCAGTTAGGGCTTTAGTAACTCTTCCGGGTCCAAGTCTCCCTCTGTTTTCTTTGTAAAACATCTCCACTAATCCCGGGTTAAATCCTCCAAGGACATGGTTAACGCTTTTTTCCCAAGGGAAACCTGCTTCTAGGTCTGACTCGTCATAAATCTCTGCTCCTGATGGTGTTCTTCCACCTCGTCCACCTGCACTAAAAGGTATAACATCTTGAACTCTTTCAAAGGCTAAAGACTGTCCTGCAAATGGTTCAGCAATTGATTTAAATCCTTCCCACATACCCGAGGTAATGGCATCAACATCTGACTTACCTAGTTCAGATTTTTCTGAGTATACTTCCAAAGCTTTTCTTGCTGGAGCAAGCATAAAGTCATAAGGGTTCATGTAACTAAAATCTATATACTCTAGTTTACCATCTTCAGGTTTAGACATGGCAACAATGGTATGACCCCTTAAAAAACTGGGAAGACTTCTTTGCAGCGCAGCAGACTGCTCGGGAGTTATTTCAAGAACACTATTCGCAGCAGCGCCAGCGCCCACTGGGATCGCGTATGCTGAAGCAACGTATCCAGACATTCTTCTAGCACCGATGGCTCTTATTTCACGGGCCATACTATTAGCTTTTTTCATAGCCTGTTTTGTTACTTCTTCTGTGACTTCAGTCCCGGCCTCTGTGGCTATCTTCTTAGCCATAGCACCTACCAACTCATCAGTTACCTTAAAGCTCATTTCTTTAAGACTTTGACTTGTTATGTTAGCCGTGTTTCTAATTATTTCAGCGGGGAATGCAACAAAGTTTCCTGCAATCGGAATTCTGCGAACAGCTTTCACGGCTGCTGGAACCCTAGAATATGTAGGCATAGTTTTCTTGACTATGTCAGTAGACATGACATCTACAAAATCTATTTTGTCTAGCCCTTCCATATCAAGAGCCGAGGATCGAGGTGCAATTTTCTGATCTACAAGTTGCTTCTGAACAACGGATCCAACTTCATCTTTCAAAGATGCGTTTAAGCCAGCCTTTTTAAATGCTGCTGCATACTTTCCTTTTTCTGCAAAGTACCCTGCAACTTTCCAAAAAGTATCAGTACCGGAGTATATTTTTTGCAAGCCGGATATAATAGGAGCTTTATCCATAAATGATTGTACGGCACCAGCTTGCCTACTGCCTGTCGCTACATTTGACCCCTCATTTAAAAGCTGACGAAACTCATTAACAACGATATTTTGATCACGGATACCTGCGCGACCTAGAAAATCATACACCTGCTTAAATTCTTTTTGATCTAAGTTAGCTCCCTTACCTAAAGTAAGACGCATTGACTCTCCAAGTTCTAGGTTACGCGGTACGTTACCGTTAGCCATAATCATAAAAGAACCGGAGTTAAAGTTACGAATCTGTGCTAATGGGTTTAACACGGTCTTAGCAACTTGGGATAAACCTTTTGCGACCAGTGATGCAGCTAACACTTCGTTAAAAAAATTTTTATTTTTACCAACTACAGTAAGAGCGTTGTATATTTCTGGGGCTACTGCCTTACCACTTAATGCTCCAAACTCTCCGCCAAACACAGATTTAGCATCCAGTGGTAGCATCTTATAGCCAGTCTGTGCTGCAAATTTTTCCAACTCTTTCCCGGATTGTTCCCCAGCGTCAACAATTAAAGGTCTTAAAGAACTGCCAGCATTTTGTGCTTCTACAACATCAGATAAAGTTTTTGTGTAGCTAGGGTTGTTCGCAAGTGCTCTATAAAGTCCAAGAGAAGCAAAGGAGGAACTCATGTCTCCTACTGTTCTGAGATATCGTTGTCTTGGATCGGTGATCTCACCCATTATTTTTCTAAGAGTAGGAGCAGCATCTAGAACACCTATTCTTTTCTTAAACAAACTCTCGGACAACTTATACAAAGGAACCCTTCCCTTGACCATGTCCTTCCCCTGCTCTGCACTTTTTGCGGCAAGTTTGGCTGCGGCTTCGGGAGTTAACCCGTTTTCAATCATGTCTAAGCCAAGCTGTTTAGCAGTAAACAGTTTAGCTAATTGAGTTAGTTCTTCATCCGTTTTTATCTTACCTTCATCACCCTTAACATATCCCTTAACTTTTTTATCTATCTTTGCGTTTTGAGAGTTTTTGTAAAACTTAGCTACTTCGTCAACCGCTTTCATGTATTGCTTGGACTTTAAAATTTTAGGATCTATTATTTTGTTCGGATCTAAGTGCAGTTCATATACACGACGTATATATTTCAATTGATTGGTTTCAAATTCTTGAAGGATGGATTCTGCTTTTTTAGCTGATATCTCTCCGGCATCTTTAGCTGATTTTAATTGAACAGATAAAAGATCTGACAGTCCATCTATCTGCCCCCTCATGGTTTGAGCAGCAGCTTTGACAGAGGAATCGTATCCATCAAGGGCTTTTATATCCCCCTCAAGGAATACGTTAAGATCAGTCATAGCTTTTTGAATGCCCTCTTTACCCCTGCCAAAAAGACCTTGTCCCTTTACAGTTTTCTTCACTGCGGTTTCAAACGCTACAAAGTTTTTGGCGGCAGTGTCTGTTAGCTGATCTCTAATGCCCTCCGCAGAAAGAATATCTTCAGCAAAATCTTTTGGGGTAGACCCGGCGGTGGTAAACCATTGTTGTAGCTTTGGTACTTTAACCAAAGTATCACCCAATTTATCAAAGCCTTTACTCAAAGCGGAAGCGGCACCCGTGGCTCCCATAACCTGTCCAGCGCCGTAGGTAACTCCTTTTATAACAGGGAATGCAGCCTCGAAAGCCCCAGCAAACACAGTGCCCTCGGCCCCAACACGGAGTTTATTGCGAAAAACTCGCCCAGCTTCATCTCTTCCTAGAAGCCCTGTGTCACTTTCTGTTTGTAACATCTCAGGCAATCCATCGAAGGAATCAGACATTGTCTTTGTACCGTCAGGAGCCACAAAAATATCCGCAGAACCGGAAGCAAGAGTTGTGGTTACAGCTTGTCTTGTTCTAGTTTTTAATAAAGTTTTACCAAGTCCAGAGGTACCAAAGTCAACGGCTGACTGTCCAAATTTGGAAAGAGTTGAAGCTCCTGCGCTCGGTAGTAATGTTCCGCCACGGGCAACCGTTGAAGCACGACCAAGCCAACCAACCACAGGTATAAAAGCAGAGGCAAAAGTAGTTATGCCTTCTGCAACTTGCCCCGCAGTTCCGGTCGGTCTGAGACCTGTTACATCCTTAACATAGTTGGAAGCTTCTGTTACTGCTCTTGTAGTATTGGTGTCAAAGGCAGCGTCAATGCCTAGAGTTCCGAGTTGCAAGATCCCGGTAGGAACGTTAATGAGACCAGAAAAAACACCTTTGGAAATGTCTGTAATGTTAGAACCAATGTTCCCGGCAGTGTTTACCGCAACATCCCCAACTGTTTCAAAGAAACCTTTTTCTTCGACGGGATCCCCAAGTGTGTAGCCCCCGGTCGTGGGTGTTACCTGAGAAGAAACCTGTTGATCTTCTTCGACGGGATCCCCAAGTGTATAAGTAGCCATTCATCGCCCCGCTATTAGTTTTTATTGATTGGGTACAACTTACCACCAACTCTGATCTGTGTAATACCTGCATCACCTAATATTTGCAGTGTATCAGCATCAGGGGCTGTATCATACGATGGGATATTACCACTAATTCCTTGTGCTCCTTGCAGCGCTCTATCATAGATTTTCCTAGTCTCTTCAGTTATTTTAGCCACATCAGGATTAGGGTTCCCTCCCGCTATTTCTGCCTTAATTCTTTCAGCAACTGCTTCAGCTATTTCAAATTCAATTCTTTTCGGGCCGTAATCCTTTTGCATAGTGCTTGAAGTTTTAGCTAGGCTATCTGCTATTTCATCAGCCCTTTTGTGGAAAGCTGCGGCAACCTCTGGCTTAGTAAAATCTTTTCCTTCAAACTCAACATAAGCTGCGGCATGTGCATCTGAAAATGCGCCTATCTTAGCTCTAATTAACGCAGCAGCTTGACTAGCTTTTTCTCTATTAGCAGCATTTTCAGCGTTGTTGTTCGCTATATCTATCTGAGTATTTAGTTTTGCGTACAAAGATGTCTTGTCAAATGCCATTTTAGCATCAAACCGTTCTGCATCTTTCCTATTTTTGAAAAGAGTTTTTTTCCAATCATACTTTTCGTTTATACTTATTTTTTCAAGTTCTCTGCCCCACTGCCTCTCATCTTTTTCATCATCAAAAGCTTTGGTTAGACCGAGCATTCTAAGTTTATCTTTTCTAGCTTTCCGAGTTTTATCACTTTCAGCTTTTTCACCAAGGGCGGTCTTAGCAGCATTAGCCGCATTAGTAATTAGATCGGGACTTTCTCCAGTAGCCAAAGCAAGACCAAAGCTAATGGCAAAGTCATTCATGTCAAACTTATCTGCATCGTCTTCTGGAAAATATTTCTCGTATAGTGCAATGTTTTTCTTTACACGTTCTTCCATAGTAAGTTTTTTCTTTGGGTCTTTCTCACCCATAACTTCTAAAATACTATCGTTCTTTTCCTCTTCAGAAACATCCGAGTTCAAAATCGAACCAACTTCTCCCACAAACATTTTATCTAGTTTTTCCCCCATAACTTCTGCATCAACTAACTTGTCAAGTTTTTTGACTTTAATCTCGGTGCTTTCTTTTCGTTTTGGCTTTGATGTTGGCACTGGCATTCCGTCTTCGTCGTCAGCCGCAGCTTTTTTGTCTGGGTTAATCTCGAAGTCAAGGATTTCATCTTTAATCTCAACACCGCCTTGATCACCAAGACCAATATCTACATCAAGATTCGGATCTCTTTTCTCTCCCATAAATTGTGCATCACGCCTCCCACCAAGAATCTCACTAGCAAGTAACCTTTCGGTGGGTGAATCTTCCTCAGATACTACTCTACTAGGTAGTTCAAAGTCAGGTTCTCTACCCGGCAGAACTCCGCTTTGTATCGCTCTTCTTTCTTTAAGTATGTCTCCTGCTTTAGGAACCGCTGTTAAAATACCTGAAACAGTCCTATCAAGCATTGGTCTGGCAAAACCAGACCTTGGGAGCATCTTGGCGTACTTTGACAATAAATCTCCTGTGCCAGAAAATAAGTCAGGTATTAGACCTCTGTTAAGTCCTTCCCGAAACTTACGTTCATTAGCATCACGGCTACCGGGTGCATGATATCCACCATGTGCCTTCTGCACAGGCTGACGGTTGGCTACGGTGTTAGCAAGCTGCGGCGAAGATGCGAGGATCCCGGTTGGTCGTCGTGACGCACCGGGCTGACGGAACATTCTGCGATTTAATGGGTTCATGTTTATCCAGCTCCAAAATTAAACAATTCACCAAAACTACCAGCTTTACCAGCAGCACCGAGACCCGCGATCCCAAGACCCGCAATCTGTGAGAACAAGCTAGGATTAGGAGTAGCTGTCTGACTTGTTGTCTGTTGCAACGAAGGAACACCACGGAACAGATCAGATAAGAAACCTATCTCCTGAAAAGGAGCATTCTGCTGACCCATTAGGTTAGCACGTTCTAGGTCCAACGCCGCCTGACCTCTGAAACCAGCGCCATCTCCAAACTGCTGTGTAAGCCCACCAATACCAAGAAGGCTATTCACATCCTGCACACCCATTGCTTGAGCCTGACCGCCCAAATTTCCAAACATTCCGGCTTGCTGCGCCTGCAACTGCGCTGCATTTTGTGCGGCTTGCTGTGCTTGTTGAAACCCTTGCTGCCTAAGATTGGCTGCTGCTCGAGATTGTTCCTGTATGTTAGCCTCACCAAGCGCTGCCTGACCAACTCCAAAGCGCGATCCGCCAAAAGCTCCGGCGTTGACTGCTTGAGAACTAAGCTGATTTTGTTGTTCCTGCCCAGCCTTTCTAATATCAGCCATTGTCTGCTGAACAACCTGATCCTCATAAGGGTTCATAAACTGTTGGGCTGCACCGGGTTGTGCAAAAGCTCCAGCTTGAGTCAATGCTGTTTGAGCGCCCTGCATAAATGGCTTGTAGGCACCCACACCCTGCCCAGCCAATAGAATAGCTCGTCTCTGCTGCGGGGATAGACCAGCCATTTTCTGGTCTGTATACCCCATATCGCCCTTTAGAGCGGTGGCTTGGGCAAAGATATCTTTTAGGAAGTCTTCCTGAAACGGAGCTAACCGTTGGGTAACTGTTTGTTCTTGTACTGGCATTACGCTGTGGCCTCCAACTCCGCCATCATATCATATAAACGTGCGGCTCCGATATCTCTATCTCCACCACCTGCTCCACGAACAGACTTCGCTGTTAAAACAAACTCTCCATCTGACAGCCTAGCAGGAACGGAATCAGATGTCCCTGTCCCCGGTCCGCTGACCTCACCCGTTATCGGGGTATCATAACTCATTTTGTCGTGTCCGTACATAGCCCCGCCATGCGCTGCTGAAACAGGCTCTCTTTCGCTGTACTCTTGACGATCTGCGGCCTTTCTAGCCTTGTATGCGTCACGTTCTTCTGGATCATCAAGATCGTATCGAATGCCTCGATACTCTACATCCCACGCTTCACCGGGTCTACCATAGTCAGGGTTGCGTGTTTCTTCCTCTTCTGGGCTTGACAAAGCTCCGAGGGCCAAGGACCCAAGACCGAGAGAGGTCATCGGATTTTCTTTAACAAAGTCCATTACTCCACCGAACATACTGCTACCTCCACCCGAGGTGCTTCCAGTAGTCATTCCTTCTGACAGAAAATTCTCAGGACCAGCTAGTGTAGTAGGAACTCCGGCACCACCCGAATACAAGCTACTCTGCAAAGCATTGGAGCCAAAGGCTCCGGTAGCTTGAGGGTTTTGCATTAAGTTAGGTGACACAAAAGAAGTTACACCGTAGGCCAGTGCAGCATTAGTAAGTGCGTCGTTAACTGACTTACCCCCAGCTAAACTACCAATCCCGGAACCTATGGATGCACCTAAAGGTCCGCCAAAGTAAAAACCAGCAGCCGTACCGATAACGGGCAGCACGTCTTTTGCACTGCCTAGTCCTAATGCTTTTCCAAGATCACCAAATATTGCCATTATGCTACCTTCACAGTACCGGAATCATTATACAGCGTCCCCGTCTCAAGTCCAGTGGCGCTTGTGGGCAAGTCTGTTATTGTTATAGTCGATGCTCGTAGGTCACCCGGGTTACGCTCCTGCTCAATGAATATCTCCAGTGCCCGAACAAGGTCAGACATGTAGCTTACAGTATACTCTTGTGGAGCCTCCGGCAGTCTTGGTGGTGGGACCTGATTGCTAGACACTAGCGCCTCCCATCCTGACGTAAGTCAACTCTAGGACTGCCAAGTCGCCACTTAGCACCAAGTGCAGTTGACTCGACTCTCAATGCAAAAGATCGACCACGAGCACGGACAAACAACTGTTTTGTATACTCTTCTACAGGATTAGTTTGTGTTCTTGTTGTCGTGGATGCTGCTGTGTTTCCAAAATCTTCACCGGGAAAATCTCTTGATTTGATAGTGAACGTGGCTTGCGGGGTAGATATAGCAGTGGAACCAGAGAAACTTAGATCCGGTATGACCCTTCTAACGTAAGTAAAGTGATCTCCATCTCCTATATCCATTACGGCTGACTCTATAAATGATGTCATTGCGTTGCCATCATCATCATGTCCGAACTCTTGATTGTATACATACCCATCCTCTGTAGCCAAGGGAAAGGGCCTAGTACCGCGATCCAACCACGCACTTCTTGCTAACGTACCAAAATACCATAGCTTTTCTAGGTAGTTGTAGACCACATAGCGGTCATTCTCTGTTGATCCAGATGCCGGGTAAAACCAGAACACTTCACTGAACTCAGAGTTTACTCCACCATATATCTTGTCACTCTGTTCCAGATTGATATCGTTAAATACTTTGTCTTTGACAGTGCATGGTAGCTGGGCTGTCTGACCAGCATAGACATAGAAGTTATCGTCACCCATCCAGAACACAAAATCTTCTGTGGCAACAGCGGCATTTGGTCCGGCGATAGTTATGTTGGATGCAAGCTGCTGTAAACCAAAGGTAAAGGGAGGTCCGATAAATCTCATGGATGTCAACGCAGTGTCAGTCCACACCAGAATTTCACGTTTGGTTTCAATAGCTTTTACAAAAGTAGAACCAGAACCAAGACGTAAGTCCCCGGCAGTGTTGGTTGTTACAGGATACCAGTCAATTGGGTTTTCCTGACTAGAGAAGCGTATCAACAATGGATCTTGGACCCCGTCTCCCTGTGCGTCGGTCGCGCCACCAAGACCATCAGCCCCAAAAGCAAGAACGTGACGATCTCTGTCCGACACCATGATCTGCTTACAAATGGTGGGTACGCTTCTTTTTGTGCCTGTTCGGGTAGACAGTTCTACTGCTCTGGCTCCTGTGCCAGTGGACTTGTCCCAGTAAAATACACCAGAGTCTCGAGGGTTTATGAGGAGATCCTCCCCGAAATTATCATGCGACCACAGACGTATCTGTGTGGTGGTTGATAGACCGCCAGAAGCTGCAACACCCCACCCGGAGAAATCATCCGCTGGATCAGCGTTACCCTTGGCTAAAAGAACTAAACTTCCATCCACATGAGTAGCCGCAGTTGTGCCAGAATGTCCACGAGTACAGCCCGTCAGATCATTGCTTGAGATACCACCTACAAGGATCAACTCATTGTCGATCATTATAATGTCAGTAGCTACAATGCCTGTAGTGCTGGTTACAGTAATTGTAGTATCACTCGCCGAAAGGGTGCCGCCCTCGTTGACTGTTGTCTGTAACGGTGCTGAAGTTCTACCACCATACAGACCTGCGCCCCAACCTGTGCCGCCCACCGTGGTATTAAGACCTACGTTAATCTGATAGTTACCTACTGTGCTACCGCCGCCATTACTCGTGTCAGAGCCGTTAGATGTTACAGCAACTCCGAGAAGATCTTTAGCTGTAATTTCATAGGTACTGCCGGAAAGAACCTGATTAATACTATATTCCTGATTTAGTACGGTGGCAGTTATGTTTCCGCCAAGACTTGCGGCGCTGGAGAAAGTAACAAAGTCCCCAGTTACCGCACCGTGGTTAACGTGGGTTACTGTAATCGTACTAGAAAAAGGTGCCGACGTTGTTGCGGCAAAGGTAATAACACCTGCACTTGTAGGAGAACCAGTGCGAATCGGAGTTATATCGTTGAATGTGCCGCCTTCTTCTATGTAATATTTTAAGTTTGTGCCCAATCCAAGAAAGTTAGATCCATCAAGAGAGATCCAGTTGTGTAAAGCACGGCAGGTGCCTAGAAAAGTTGAGCTACTGTACTTTGCCCAACCACCTATTTTCTCTGGATAACCCAGACGAAAGCGTACTTTGTCACCATCTCTCCATCCACCTTCGTTGGAATACGCTGTAAGATCCTGTACAAGCCCGGGTCTGAATTGTAGTTTTGTTAGCGGCATTATGTTTTTCTCCCGCCATAAAAATCAGATATAGCCAACGCATTACCAGATACAGGAATGCCTGAGTTAACAGGTTGGTCAATGTTTCTGCTAGTAGTACTATTACCTCCAATATATGTGTAATGACCAGCCCAGCCAGCCGAAGGAAAACTAGTAACCACTCCAATTGTATCTCCTGAACTAGCAGTGAAACTACCAGTAGTAGAAACAGTGGTTGAGGCACCCGCTGTTAAAGACAGAGATAAAACAGTGGACCCGTTCACTGTAATAGTTAATGGTGCAGTTCTATAGTTTTGATACCAACCAAAATAAACATTATATGTGCCAGTTTTATTAACGGTGAATGTTCTGTTTACTGAACCAGTTCTACCATTATCAGCCCACAACTGATGAGTGTATATGCCTGACGGAGTCGTAGTATTTATAGCTGGATTATAGCCCCCAAATTGAGCGCCTCTTTCATTAGTAGAATTAGAGCCAGCAAGATTAGATGCAGTAACAAGTTCTGGAACAGTGGTTGGGACATATCCATTGCCGCCACTCTTGTAGTACTCGCTCATAGAAATAGGGTGTGAGCCAGTAAACTCTGTCTGAAGATCAGAAAGTGACAGTGTTCCAGAAGATGGCAGCGTCATTAGATTGATCCAAATGCGGTTACATCGTCAACAGAAGTTATTGCGCCGTTAGAAGCTATTTTAGCCACCGCCGAGCCACCGTAAGAAAACACTAGTTGGTTACTTCCATCAACAGAAATTGTCCAGCCGCTACCACCTGTGAGGTTTAATGTGTTTCCAAGGCTGGAACCCGCGCTAACAAACGAAAGCTGTCCAGATCCGTCTGTCTTTAGTAGCTGACCTGCGGTTCCATCTGCTTGTGGATAAGACAAACCGTCAAGTATGACAGAACCTGTGCCATGCGGGGTAATTGCAATATCTCTATTGCTTGCTGTGGTTACAATACTGTGCGTTACGACATCAAGGTTGCCTCCAAGCTCGGGACTCGTGTCGTTAACCAGATCGGTAGTTGGTGTCAGGCTTTTGAAAACACCAGAACCACCACCACCGTCGCCTGTTACAGCGGCTGATGCACCTGATGCGATTTCTACGCCGTTAGATGTAGAGTACGTTACACCCTTGTATATGACGCGACATGCAGCGTTTGTATCGTTTCTGATAGTATAAAATTTTTCCTGATCTGTCGGAGTAACTCTTAGCTCAAAAGTAGAACCCGGAGATCCGCTAAGAACAAGAACGGTGTTCGCGCCGTCACTAGTAGATCCATCATTGGTAGTCAGATCCTGACTACCAGTAATAGTTATCTGAGCCTGACCATGCAGAGCCTGATCAATTATGTCAAAGTTTCTGTTAGTTGTTGTTCCCCAAGTGCCTGCCTGTTCGCCAGAACCGGGTTTTTCAATACCAGTGTTTGAAGTATATGTACTAGGCATTTATACCACCTTATCTGTCCACGTTTCTATTGTACCACCCGCGTTGATTTCTGTCCATGTCCCACCACTTGGCACAACTTGCACCCAGTTTTCTGATGGAGTGTCCGCATCTATACGCTCCCAATAGAACCTACCTTCGGCGGAAACAACAAACACCGCATTGATCTCTAACTCGTCCATAAGAATAACTTTGGTTCCAAGAGAAGTCTGTATAAAGACAGACTCAATATCCAAAGGACGAGAGTTTATTATAAATGTAGGCGTGACTGACTGTATAAATTCAGCCGTCATTTCTTGCGAGGCGGAGTATAGCACACCCGCCGCAGATGTCTGTGTAAAGTTAGCACTCTGCTCAGAGACTCCACTTAAAGTCATAACGGAGTCTGTGCTTTGTATAAAGGCAGCGTCTTGTTCAGATATTGCTGAAGCTACAAACGTACCGTTCGCAGTCTGCACAGTGCTAAAACTCATGTCCGAGATAACTGTTCCAAAGCGAGTAAGCTCTGTGCCTTGTAGAAACGAAGCAGAAGCCTCAAAGATACCTGCAAGTACACCTACGCCAATCGTAACCTTAACGCCAATTGCGGACATCTCTTCGGAAGCGCTTGCTATAAACATAGGTGCGCCGTCTACAGTGAAGTTGGCATCAGCAGTTGCAGAACCAAAGGCTAGAATACCTTGGTCCGCAATAGCTCTTTCGGATAATGCCAACTCACCGAACATCAGTCAGCGTCCGCAATGGTTAGAGTGCCAGCCAGCCTCTGCTTCTCTATTTCTGCGTAGTCTGTGTTATCTGGGTCAATCGGCACAAACATAGTCACGCCATTGACTACAACATGAATACAAACAGCTTTGCCTTTCAAATTGTTTTGATATTTAGCTGATGTAATGTCCATTTATAACTCCGCGTTTGCTGTCCAGCTATTAAGGTGATTGT